TTGGTCTCTTCTTCAAACGAGCGCTCGGAGGTCTCCGTTTCGTAGATCTCCTTATGCTCTTCACCGTAGGTCTTGTACTCCATGCCAAACAGAGCGTTCAGCCCAGGCAGGAGTTCCTTCAGTAGTTGGGCACGTGAAATTGCCATGATTCACTCCTTAGGCGGTTGCGCTGCTGTAGTAGCCGTGGACCAGCAGGTTCATCTTCACCAGAATTTCTGGGTACTGGGTGAACACGATGGTGGACGAGGCCGGGATTGCGGTGACACCGCCAGGAACTGCGATGGCTGCGTTGAGCGTGACCGAGGTCGCGCCAGCCGAAGCCGCCGTTGCCACGAAGGACAAGGTTTGGATCAGTTGCCCGTTAGAAGCAACATACGCCACGTTAGTACCAACCGGAATCGCCGCAGGCAGACCCGTACCCGTGAGGGTAATGGCCGTACCAGACGAAGAACCCGAGGCCGTCACGCTGAAGGCCGTGTCATCCACCACACCGACGCAACGAACCGGAAGGATCGTAGAGACGGGGGTAGCAGTCGGAGCCAGAACCGCGTTGGCCGAGTTGCCAGTGTTGACGTTGCCGGTGTTGTTGATCAGCGACAGGTTCGTGCCCACCAGTGCCAGAGCACCAGAAGCAACCACCGTAGTAGCCGAGCAAACCACAGCCTTGAACACCGTGTCCGGATCGTCGCAAACAATAGCGACCGCATCACCAGCCAGCGTGGAAGCGGGCCAGTATTGCGAGAAGCGCTCTTGCTTTGTCACCGGATCGGTGTACGAACAACCGAGGAAAACCCCGGTAACTTGGTTCACACCAGTGCCGGTTGAAACCGATGCACGAGTAGCAAAACCGCGAGACAACACCACAAAGTCACCGTAGAAGATGTCCGTAGCGTAGCCGTACTGAATCGGCAGGGAACGGGTAGAACCCGCAAACACCTGCCCACCGATCAAATTGATCGGCTTTAGCCCGTAAGGGGCGTCTACCGAGGGGTAGGCCATGTGAGACTCCTTGAATTAAGCACCGCGTCCGAACGACACCTCAGACTTGCGCTCTCGGAAAAGAGGCATGCGGGGGTCGCTCTCGCGCATGTAGTTGTTGTCCACTGACGCCATCTGCCCATCAGCTTGACGCTGAAAGAAAGCAGACCGCTGATCAACGAACTCCTTCGGTGTTTTGCAAAGCATCAGGCCACCGATTTGAATGCTGTCCGGGAAGCGGCCCGCGCCGGTTTCCGCAACATACGTCTCTGGGTGATCACTAGCTTTAACGGGCTCCCAGCCCTCTTGAAGTTTCATGGAAACATTGCGAGGATCAGCGTTACCAAGGGTACTGACCCGAATCCAACGCATGGCGTATCCAGGCTCCTCATTCACATGAGGAAGCACATCAGGAACCATCCACTGCTTGGGCCTCTCGGCCTTTGCTCGGGTGTCCAGTTCACGGGGGTTACGTTCAGCCATTTTGTTTCCTCATTTCTTCAGCAACCGCACGGGCGTACTGCTCATTCGTCAGTCCGAGCCGCTTGGCGATTTGAACTTGTGATTGCGTCAACACGATCTTCCTAGGCGCTGTGCTTCGCGTGGCAGGAGCTACAACGGACTTTTTGACCGGCTTCTCAGAGGGGAACGCATCTGGGAAGATCTGGCGCACCTCTTGATTGATGCGCTGGTAATACTCGTCACTGTTGGTATCTACACCACTTTCCACAAGTTCATTGTGAACTTCCATCGCCACTGCCGTCATCTTCCGGTTAGTCAAAAACCACGGATTGGCTTCTTGCCACGCACGGGCCTTCTGATCAACCTTGGGCACAACAGGGCTTGGAGCGGGTTGTACCACAGTTTCTTCAGGCTTGGCAACAGGTTTGAAGTTATTGACACGCTCTGCCTTAATTTTGGCAGCAGTCAATTCTTCCTGAGCCGCTACAAGCGCATCTGAATCGCCCGCCTCATATGCCTGCTTGTATTTGACCTTGGCCTGTTCTACCTCGTTGGCAACAACCTTCTTGGCTTGTTCCAGCAAAGCCTGTTGACCTTGGCCCAAACTACCCTGTAGTCGTTTGTTCTCCTCTACAAGAGTTTGAGCCAGCCGTACTGCTTCTTCCCGCTCACGCAGCGCGGACTCTTTTGCGCGGCGCTCGTCGTGATAGCCCTTGGAAAAGTGCTGGATTCGCTTCTTGACCCCTTCGGAGTACTGAGACAGTTCATCCTCAGTAACTTCCGCAGGTGCCTCCTTCATCGGGGCTCGGTTGCGGTCGGGTTCAGGCGTGTCGTCAACGACCTCAATCTGGGTTTCGCCTTCACCCTCAATTTCAATTTGCAAATTTTCTTCTGCTGCGGGCTTTTCGTCAGGGAATTGAAACCTGTCATACCCCTCGTCATTTTTTCCTACGCCAGATGATAATGTCTTATCCATGTTCTACTCCTTATGACCGCTTGATGCCGCGTGGATCTTGGACGACTGCCTCAACGCTATCGTCGTTGATGATGCGGAACTCTTGGCCGTGGATCTTCAGTCGCGTACCAGAATTGGGACGAACCAGCACAAAGTCACCCACCTTGCATGAAGGTCTACTAAACCGCTGTGGGTCTTTGTAAGCGTCTGGTCCCATCTTGGCGACAAACAGAACTGGACTCAGCACTTCTTCAAAGTGCATGGTCTGCCCTGCTTTAAGCAGCCCGCTTTCGTACTCTTCTTCCGCTTTTGGCAGAACGCAGAGCAAGTGGTAGGTCACAGGATCAGGCACTTGTCGGGCCTTTTCCTCGTCGGTTTGCGGCAACACGGTGGTGTTTTGGCCGTCGCTCAGGAGTAGTTCACTCATCTTCAGATTGCTCCATTTTTCGCACGAGGTCGGTGATATAGGAATGCGCAAGTGAAAGACCCCGGATTTCTCCTGCGCAAGATTTGTACTCGGCAAAATCTTTTGCCGCACCTGAGATAAGCGCCTGCGCGATGGACTCGCGGCGCTCTTCCAGTTCCTTGATAACCACGTCAAACGCAGTGGTCATGTTTACTCCTTAGATTTCGGGCGAGATTGCGCTGCCCGTTGTTGCTGTTCCCGTTGGGCTGCTTGCTGTGCCCGTTGGCGCATCTTCTGCTGATGCGCCTGCTCCTTATGAATCATGTCTTGCTGGGCCATGATGGCCTTTAGCCTGGGGTCATCCCCCTTATTTTTTTGTGCCTCCGCAATCCTTGCCTGTTCCAGTTTAAGTTTGCCCTGCGCAATTTGGAAGTCCCGCAAACTATCTGCTTCCTTGCGGTCTATTTCCTTTTCCTTTAACTGAAGCTCAGCCTGCTGCATTTGGATCGTTGGGTCTTGAGCCTGCTGCTGCGCCTGCATTTGAGCAGCCATTGCTTGGTTCTGCACCATCGTCCTCTGAGCCGCAGCGGCAATCAAAGGGGCCAGAGCCTTCTCATCTTCAGGTGCAATAGGTGCTTCGTTATTCCCATCCAGCGTGGGCAGAGGCACACCCAAGGCCATCTCAACCTGAGCCCGGTATGCAAACGCAGCGTGCTCTGCAATGTGCGCCATGAGTGCGGCCATCATGCCCTGCGCCATAGGGTTCTGCCCAACGGTGGACATAACCTTTGGGTCTTGCATGAATGACTGGTGCGTCATCATGTGAGCTTCATGGTCTTGATAAGCAAAAGCCTTGATAGGCTTGCCTCTCAAAACATTCATGTTTTCCGTCACCGGGTCTTGAGGTTTCTGATCTTCCGGGATGGCGACAAGTTTGTCGGCGTTCTTAATACCCAACACCTCAAGCATCTGCCGGTGAAGCTGAGGCAGATCGTAAATTTGTGGGGCACCTTGAGCCAGTTGAAGTGCAGCTTGGTACTGCATGATCCGCTGCGCCATCGTGGCGGCGTTGGGATCGCTGACAGGAATGACCTCAACTACATCGTAGTCAGCCTGCTTGACCGACCGATCCCCGCCTTCCGGGGTGTACGGGTAAGAGGTCGGCAGGAAATCACGGATGATTCCCTTTAGGAGTTTGAACTCCATCCGAAGCGAAGCGTGAACCCGCGCCTGGACGGCGCTCATGGTTTTAAGCTGCCGCTCCAAAATTGCCAGCGTGGTTCCCACCGGAGCCTGGGCCGACATATCGCTGACCTTTAGATCTGCGATAGCCGCAAGGCGTCGGCCTTCTTCCGTGATGCGCTCAAGCAGCATTGACAAAACTTGGCTCGGCTCCTTGTAAGGAAGCGGCATGATGTTGTCACGCACACTCCCCGAAGGAATGTCCACATCCCTGAACTCGCCCGGAGCAATCGGAGTGTCATCGCCCTTGATCCGAAGTCCGCGAGACTTCAAGCCACCGGGCAAGTTGGACAGAGTTCCAGCATCTACAAGTTGGCGAATGATGGAAGTGCCTGCTCGGGCGTAGCCGCCGATCAGATGGATGTACCCAAGCCCGTAAGCCCCAAAACCAGGGATGTACGTGTACTGGACGAAGTGCTGGCGCTTGAGTTTCTTGTCGTCGCCTTCTTCCCAGTTTCTGCGGATCGCAAGAACCGTCTGAGTACCCCGCTCGACTGTGACCACATACGGCAAAGGAACTTCATCTTCGTACCCCGGCATGTCCCAGTCTACGTGGATCTCCAATACCTGATACCGATCATCATCGGTTAGGGTATACCCTTGCTCCTCGGCCTTTTTCTTCTCAATATCAGTAAAGAAACGTACTGGCTCACCCAGTTCTACGTCCCTGTAAAACTTTGCTACCTGTAGTTTCTTGATCTCATTCTCAGTTTTGCGCATGACATGAGTCACACGCTCGGCTGTGTACACGTTTGACGCCCCGTAAGGCATGATCAAGTCTTCAGCCGGGACAAACGGGGCCGCAGGCAGTTCCGTACTGGGATTTGGGTAGATCTTCTTGAACGCCGACCCAGCAAGGCCAAGGGAATACAGCATCCGCTCATGCTCGGACCTGTAATCGATCATTCGCTCGGTCAGCATGTAGTTCATGTCATCACGAACCCGCTCTGCCGCCTCTTCTTTCAGCCGGTCAATCGCTCCGATGATCTGAGTTTTCACCGGTCCTTGAGCCGGGAACGTCTCAGTAATCATCTCCGACTGAAAACGGATCGCCGCTTCAGTCAAAAGCGGTGAATACACCCCACAAGCCCCGTTCCAAGGCTCAGTACGCTCTTCGTACTTCATGCCAAGGACTTCTAGACCCTTGACAAACATATCTGTCCAGTCTTTGCGACTGTTAATGTCCGCATCTACGAGGGAAACAAGCTCAGAAGCCAGGGATTGAAGCTCCCCTTCGTCCATGTACTCCGCAAGATTTGCGTCAAATGTGTCCGCAGTCTCAGGTTCTGGCATCAGTTCAATCTCAACCCCGTCAATCCCAATTTTTACGCTCTCAGGGTCTTCAATTTCAATCTCAAGAGCCGGTTCTTCGGTCATAACACCCATGTCAAGGGGCATCATTTCGGGAGAGAAGTTCGTTGCCATATCAAATCCTTAGTAGAAAGCGACTTTGCGCTTGAAAGACCGCATTTCGTCCTGTTCGTCTGTCTGTAGACGCAGGAAACCACCCTGCCGGAAGCGGATCAGGGCCTGAACAGCACTGTCTACGTCATCATCATGGGGTGCGTTGGGGAAAGCGGCCATGTTTTCGATGAGTTCTCTAGCCCACCGGGTGTCTGGAGCCCAGACTTTACCTGATTGGAACAGGTCTGCCACAGAATTGATACGGACAAACTTGTCGTTCCCCCTGCTTGGCGTGTATTCAGACACCGGAATGCCCATCGCCCGCAGTTCAAAAATCAGCGGAGCGCCTGCGGCCTTTGCTTCCACGATGAAAGCATCAGGCTCCCACTCTCTATAGTGAGCCAGAGCCTTCTCTTTCAGTTCAGGGAACTCCATTCGCTTCTGAAAGCAGTCCAACAAGATGATATTTACGTCATTCTCGTCCTCATTCATGTGGAACACACCCCACGTAGTACACGCAGAGTAGTCGTTTCGCTCACCCTTAGTAAAGGCAGTGTCCCAAGACTGGATGATGAACTCACATGAAGGAGGCTTTTCCTTCTCCCAGATCTTCCACCACTCTCTTTTGACAATCGCCCCCTCTTCTGCGGTGGGATTTTGCTGGTACTGAGCGTTCCACTTGGCCGGTGGGAGTTCTTCTCTTAGAGCAGACAGTTCCTCAAGCGACCAAAACTCAGGCCATAAGGGTTTACCCGAAGGCATGATCGCCGGAAGTTCAATGACTTCCCACTGATCTTCCTTACCCAACTCGCCAGCGGTCTTTAGTATCCTGCCTGTTAAGTCCGACTTCGCCCATCTGGTCATTACGACCACGATAGCCCCACCCGGCTGGAGACGCTGACGCGGGCCAGATGAGTACCATTCAAACACGGAGTCATAGACTTCCGGCCTACCAGCGGCTAAAGCAGCCTCTTGTTCCGAGTGCGGATCGTCGATGATAAGAAGGTCCGCGCCCTTACCCGTCATCGTACCGCCGACGCCGATAGCGAAGTATTCGCCGTTCTTATTAGTAGCCCACCGACCCGCAGACTTGGAGTCTTGTCTTAAAGCAACACTAGGAAAAATTCTTGCGTACTCCTCAGACCCAACCAAGTTACGAACTTGCCGCCCAAAGTTCACCGCCAGATCCGCAGTGTTGGATGCTTGAATGATTTTTTTGTCGGGAAATTTTCCAAGAAACCAACTAGGCAGCAAGTACGAAGCAAACTGGCTCTTTGTGTGTCTAGGCCCAAGATTGATAATCAGCCTCTTCAACTTACCCTCAGCAATCTCCTCAAACTTCTTAGCCATCACCGCATGGTGTCGGCCATGAATGAACCCCGGCCACATCTTCTTCACATACGCCATGAAGCTCTTCTGACACTTCTCCCTTTCCAAAGCGTCTTTGTAATCTTGTACCTGCTGGAGCAGCTTCTCCTGATCCGCAGGAGACAGGCTCGCTACTAGATCATCCAGCTTCATTGTTTGACTGAAACTCCATGCGCCATTTTGCAATCGAGATGTTTCGTTTTACATCAAGCAACTGATCCTCAGACCAAAACTCAGGCCACGTAGAAGAACCATCAATCTTCATAGCAGGTATTTTTACAACCTCCCACCCGCCAAGTTCTTCAAGGCGAGCCGTCAAGTCATACTCAGAACTCCTGCTCATCACAACAACCATAGCGCCTTCAGGTTTTAGTCTGCACATTGCATTGGTACTAAACCAATCAAAGGCACTTTGAAAATCACGCTCTTTAACAAATTTTTTTTCGTGCGGATCATCAACAATGTACAAGTCAGCCGCATGCCCACAAACAGCGCCACCAACACCAACAGCTACAGTTTTTCCATGCTGAGGAAACACCTGAGCATATTTCTGTGACTCCATCAACTTGTCAACGCGCTGCTTAAAATTTACAGCCAGATCCCTATAGCCAGCCGCTTGGATCACCTGTTTCTCAGGAAACCGGCCAAGGAACCAGCTAGGCAACAAGTACGAAGCAAACATCGACTTCGTAAACCGAGGCGGCACGTTTAGAACCATCCTCTTTATCTTCCCGTCAGCGACTTCTTCAAACTTCTGCGCCATCAACTCATGGTGCGGCCCACAAATGAACTCCGGCCACATCTCATTTACATAGTGCAAAAACTTGTCCATCTTTTCTCCTTTACGTTACTCCATGTTGCGGAATGAGATGTACGTCGGCCGAACAGACCTGCCCATCCCCTCAACTCTCTTCAAAGCACCTAGCTTCACCAACCTGTCCACAATTTTCTTCGTGCTCCCAAGCCCAGGTTTCCCACGTAGCTCACAAATGTTCCTCAGGCTCGGCCCGTACCCAAACCGGCACCACCACACATCTATAGCCAAAAACACTTCCTTCTGAGCCTCAGTCATCCCCATCTCCAACACCTCCTCCTTGGACCCATACACCTTCCTCAGAGGACTCTGCAACACTTTCTTCGTGCGCCACTTTTTATTCATTTGAAAGACAAAAGCCCGGTGGTTGTGGCGACCACCGGGCTTTTTTGCTGCAACTGAGTCCGTAGCGGGACAGCACACGTCGGGTGCGCCGATCGATGAAGAAAAAGAACTTGCATGAGGCTAGTAACCCTGCCGCTTTCTTCTCCAACGCTGAACATTGCAATTCAGCGCGAGAGCATTTTACCTAAATAGAACGTGATAAGTCAAGACCACTTTTGCGGTTTGTTGTGGACATCCGCCGCGCAAACTCTGCCATCAACGTCTGCGAAATCCACTGCACCGCATACGCTTCCTGCTCCCTCCCAGGTTTATCTTCACCATAGAAGTCACAGTACTCCTGCCACACATGCACCGCCTCATGGACAAGAATGCCAGCCACCTCAACAGGATCGCGCCCAGCGTAGTTGCTTAAACAAATCACCGCACACAGATTCCCATCTTCATTGTTCAAGTGATGCGCCGTCGCATTTGCCTGCGGCGTAGAAAGCCAAGAACCATAGTGCTTGACCTTCAGCGTCTTCATAGCCCCCTCGTATTCCTTCTCACTCAAACACAAAGTGAGGTACGGCCCCGGCGCTGAAATTCCTCTGCTAAGCCACTTGTTCATGAAAATCCATTACAAATCAACAACTTAGCGCACACTCTTAAAGTGTTACTTTACTTCCGTTAAATTTAACGGTCGCCAAATTTTTAGCCTCGCCACAACCCACGTTTCCGAGAAAGTCCTTACAAATCATAGACTTAGCCACGTTTGTTAAACCAGTTTATGTCATCCGTTAAATTTAACGGCACCAAATTTTTTGCTACCCCCCACCACTTTTTGTACAAAGACTGACCGGGGGGTGTCGCCAGATCGAGGGGTGGGGTCTGGTGAGGAGCGTTAATTTTTACGGCATCCATACAAACACAGGGGCGTTGGTGTGGAATAGTATGTTCAAGGGCGCGGGACTCCTGCTGCGCCATCGGGGGGGTCCGGGTGCGGTGGGTCTGCGTCCTGAGCCGTCTCGTTTCCCTCGGGTGCAGCGTTAAATTTAACGCTGAGTTCCTGCAGCAGGCTGTCGGCGTCTGCCTCGATGATCGTTGCGTCCGTTGCGCCTGCAGATATCAGGCCGCGTAGCTCTTGCATCACGCGGGCGCGGGCATCTTCGCTGCTCGATATGGTCCGCACGACCTTTTGCTCGGTGAATGCGGCCACTTCTGTAACCGTGCCCAGGGTTTTAAGTGCCTGCACCTTAACGGAGTCCTTTGTGTCGGCATCCAGGGCCACTTGGACTAGGCCTTGGATGACTAATTCACGCAGGGCGGCAGGGGTTCTATGCTTCGCTGCCTCAATTGCCAGCGCATAAGCCTCAATCTCGCGTTGCACTCTAGGGTCAGCCGCCACCTTATAGGGTGTTGTCACCAGGGTTGACGGTGCAGGGTTCGGGTTGAATGCTTCCCTATACGCTTGGGCCTTGGTCTTACCTTGTGCCACCTTGCGGGCAAAGTCCCTTTGCTTGGGTGTCAATGAGTCGGAGACTTGCTTGCCGAGGATTGCACTCATGGGTAGATCGTTGAGACCTTGCTCTATGGTCTTTCGAGACAGTTTCATAGGTGTTTGTCCTACTGGGGTTCTATACAGTATAGGGGAACGGATGGGGAAGATGCAAGGCTGCTGTTCGCTTGCGCTCACTGCCGGCGGGCTCCGGCCACGCACCAGGGCTCGCACTGTACGTTTATACATGAGGGAAAGTCCCTAGTGACAAGGGCCATGCAAGGGCCGACACTCTCGCCATGCGCTGCACGGTGTAGCGCACTACAGGAAAACCAGAGTCCGTCTTTTCTTCGCTGGCGTCGTGCTGGCGGTGTTTGTTCTCGTTGCACTTTTGAAGGGTACAAAATGACCAAAGCAACAAAATTTATCCGCGAAGCTGCCGCCCGTTGCCGCGCTAGCGGCGTGACAGTCGATATCGATTCCCCGTATTCCACCGTTGCCATTGATGCACCGGGTGAAGATGGCGTTTTCATGCAAGGGGACGAAGCCGACACCTTTATTGAGGAGGTCCGGGCTTTGTGCAAGCGTTACCCGTCCCTGGACGAAGATACCGCCGCCCTTGCCCTGGCTGAGCCTTACGCTGAAACACTTTTCAACTGACTCATCCGCCTAGGGGCTCGCCGGCCCCTATGGGATGCGCCAGCATCGCAACATCAGGAGAACCCGCACCATGCAAACCCGATCTATCGATCCGCCCGTTTACGCCCTGCAGTCCGCCGACGATGCCCGCATCATTGACGAAGCTCTGCGCATCCTCGATGCCCGCATCCGCGCGGGCAAGGTGTTTGACAACCCGGCCGCCGTGAAAAGCTACGCTCGCTTGTACTTCGCGGATGCCTCAAGCCACGGCCGGGAGGAGTTCGCTGTCTTCTTCTTGGACTCGCAGCATCGCCTTATCAAGGCCGACACGCTGTTCAGGGGCACGCTCTCACAAGCCAGCGTCTACCCTCGCGAAGTGGTGCGCGAAGCCCTGCTGTGCAACGCCGGGGCTGTGATCCTTGCCCACAACCACCCGTCAGGCTCTGCTGAACCCTCGCGCGCCGATGAGCACCTGACGCAAACCCTCAAGTCTTCACTTCAACTGGTGGACGTCCGGGTAATCGACCATCTGGTTGTGGGTGACACCGTGGTGTCATTCGCTGAGCGCGGCCTGATCTAAGGGGTTGACCATGAAACACACTTTCAAGGTGTCGATCGACTGCGGGAACGCTGCCTTCTGCGAAGGGGGCAATCCTACACAAGAGAGCGCAGCGCCTGAACTGGCCCGCATCCTTCGCAACATCGCGGAGCGCCTAGAGAATGGAGATTATTACGACAGGTTCCGGAACTGCACGGACAGTAACGGGAACATTGTCGGAACTTTCGCGCTTAAGTCGGACTGACGCCATGATGCTTAACTTCAAAGTATGGGAACTTCGAGGGGTCCGGTATCTCTGCGAAGGGGAAGGATTCATTCTGACAACCATTAAACGGCTTCCATGATGGAGCCCGACGACATCGGCCTGATCATCATCTCCCTGGTGGCGCTGCTGCTGGCGCTGCTGGGGGTCATTTGACACTGCTGCGCGCCCTGCGCGCTGGAAGGATTGACCTATGTTTGCCCTGCTTGACGATACAGACCGCTTCAAGATCCACATTACCCGCGACTTTTGCCCCGTGGAAACGGGCTATCGCATCCAGCTTCATGACCTGCCAGCGTATACGTTCCTCGTTGACGCGCCTACCGCTGACGATGCGCAGCGCATGGCCTTCAATGTGGCCCGCAAAGAAGGTCGCGCAAAGTCTGACGCCGCAACGATCCAACGATTCTGAGGAAGATATGACAAATTTGTTAGTCTCCTGCGCACTCAAGGTGTGCGAGTGCGAGAAAGAAAGACTAAATCTTAGGTCACGCGCCGCACTCTGCAAACACGCAACCTTTGCACCGCCCAAAGACTCCACAAACCATATTGCGGATCCTATCGGATGGCTTGAGGCTCCACATGGAACCTTTCGGCGTAACTATTCCGTTAGCGTGACCTTCCCCCAACAAACCGTGGATTGGTCAATCCCGGTGTTTCTTGGTCATTCGAATAAGGAGGACTGACCTATGAATCTGACCAACTACGCGCCACGCGCCGCCATGCGCCACGGGTTCTCCGAATGGGACGAATGGCACGAAGCCCTGTCGGGTGGCCGTTTCCTGGCGGTGGCTAACTACACCGGCCCCGATGCGCCCGAATGGATGCCCGCAGGGTCTAGCTATGCTGGGAGAAACCCAGACGGGACTGTTTACCAGCAGCAAAACACCATCATGCGCCCTGGCTGGTGGGGTTGACCGGCACCTATAGCCCCTCACTCGGGGGCTATGGGGGCATGTTGCCCGACAGGAGATTGACCTATGCATACCCCTGGACAGACTATAGTTGACGCTGCTGAAAAACTGCTGACGCTGCGCCGCATCGCTCGCATGGAGCGTAAAGCATTCGGGGCCGTTAGCACCGGCACACAAGCAAAAATTGCTGCTGCGATTGCTGCGGCTGAGGCAGTCTGCATCGTGGACGATGCCAGAGAAAACGGATTTTCTGCCGAAACTTTTGGCGTGAAAACATGACCGGCACCTATAGGCCCCGCTGGGGGCTTATGGGGGCATGTTGCCCTACACAATAAGGAGATTGACCTATGCCACTGCCAATTGTCGGGAACCTGCGCCGAGCCGCATGGGACCGGGAAACCGTATCCATCGGCGGGGGAGACTTCGGCCCGGAAGAACTGAAGCGAGCCGCACGGATGATTGAAAACCACGATGAACTGCTGGAGGCGTTGAAGTTGGCGCAGTCAATCATCGGGCATCCAGACGACGCGCACAGCAAGCTCATTGCCGCAGCTATCGCCCGTGCCACTTCAAAGGACTGACCTATGCCTGACATTCCCTGCCTCGATCCCGACAAGCCCCTGACCGTTTCAGAACTGGCCGACGAAGCCTGGGAGCGCCGCCAAAAGCGCGTTCTCACCCGTGCCCACGTCGAAAGCCTGGAGACAGCACTACGCTGGGCTCTTGAGCAAGTCGAGGATGACCTAGACCTAGACCACCAAGCTGCACTAGCTGACGCTTGGGAACTGTTGGAGGACTGACCTATGCTCTATTCAACCACTGCCCGCTGCGCCCGCTGGGGCGCTGAAAAGGGAGCACGCCGTGTAAGTGGACTGACCCGCTCCGAGCGCGAAGCCGTCAGGAACGGCGAGGAGGTGCGGTTTAAGGGTTGTCCCGAAGTTGACGGGACGACGGAGAGGCGCATAATTTTTACGAACGGGCGGTTCTTTGCCCGTATGCCTAAGGAGGGAACATGACTGAACAAACCGAAGCCCTGCAACTGGCTGAATATCTTGACATGCAGCACATCGGTCAACACAGGTCCGCTGCGGAACTTCGCCGGCTGAGCAGGGTGAACGCGGAACTGCTGGAGGCGTTGAAAAAAGCAGCCGATCATGCCTATTGGCCTGACATCGAAAAAAACATCCGCGCAGCTATCGCACGGGCTGAGGAGTGACCTATGGACCGCTGCCCGCTTCGGCGGGCTTAAACACAGGAGAACACAATGGAAGACCTCATTTCGACCCTGCGCGAAGTTTTGCGCGCAGAAGCAGAAGAAGCAGAAGCAAAAGAGCGTTACGACGGCTACGACTGGGGCTATCACGGGTGGCGGTATTTTGAAGCAAGCCGCAGGGCCGGAGAGGCTTTTGGCAAGGCGCTGGACGCAGTGATCGACGCTAGAGTCCGCGCAATTCTGGAAAGCAAGTGACACAGGAGAAAACATGAGCACCATCACACTTGAACAACAAACCGCCATCGCTGTAAAGCTGGCATCCATGACCCTGCCCTCGGGCCTGGGCGATGAAGAAGCAGCATGCAGCATCGCTGCGATAAACCTTGCACTCAGCGGGGAGTTGACCGATGACATCCCGC